GATAGTAATGTCGCTATTGGTTCTGTTGCGGGAGCAAATTTAACTGAGTCAAACAATAACACTCTCGTGGGATTTGGTACTGGTAGGGCAATTACTACTGGTGCAGAGGGTACAGTTGCTATTGGATATAATGCACTTACAGCTCTCACAACTGGAGTTGGTAATCTCGCTATTGGATATCAAGCTTTACAGCATCCTGATACTGGTGATTATAATATTGCAATCGGACATAATGTGATGAGTGAGTTGAATTCCGCTGGGGCAACCAGAGATTGTGATTATAACATAGGTATAGGATACAATTCTATGAGCGGCACTTGGGTGACTGCTGAATCTGATAATAATGTAGCCGTTGGAAGCCTTACCATGGCTGGAGCTATGAATGGGGCTTTAAATAATACTGCTGTAGGACATCAAGCTCTTACTGCTTTAACTACAGGAGATGATAATTTAGGTGTCGGGTTCAACGCAGGAGATTCCATTACTGAAGGAAGTTCTAATACTGCTATTGGTAGTTATGCAGATTGTGCCGCTACTACCAATAGTCAAATAGCTATTGGGACTGTAGCTGTAACATCTGCCGCGAATGCTATCGCAATTGGTGTAAATATCACTAACAGTACAACTGAAACTTTTATGTGGGGGGCAAGTAGTAAGACCATAATCACAACTGATTTTGATACATCTTCTGTAGCTTTTTCACAATCATCTGATGTTAGGAAAAAAAGAAATATTAAAGATGGTGATTTAGGATTAGAGTTCATAAATAAATTGAGAAATGTATCTTTCCAATGGAAGCCACAAAATGAATACCCTAAAGAGTGGGAGTCATATAGCGAAGTGAATACGGTTGATACAGAAACTGTGCGTCATGGTTTTATAGCTCAAGAAGTAAAGCAGGCATTAGATGAATGTGGAGTAGATACATCAGCAAAAGATGGAATGTGGTCAGAGGATGATGATGGAATGCAAAGACTTTCTAATGCAAAACTTGTTTTACCTCTTGTAAAAGCAGTACAGGAACTCTCAAAAAAGGTAGAGGAATTAGAAGCAAAACTTTCTGAATAACAAACAAACAGGAGTCAAACATGGCTAAGAAAAAACAAAAAGAAACTCAGCCTGTCTTGCACTTTGATGACAAAGATTATATCATCGATGACATGACAGAGGAACAAAAAATACTTGCAAACCACGCCGCCGACCTTGAGAACAAGATGGCTACGATGAGATTCAATCTCGACCAGTTAGCTGGTGGTCACGAATCATTCGTAAGTAAACTTCGTGAAGCTTTTGCTAAAGAAGAAGAACCTGAAGAAGTAGAGGTAGAAGCCGAAGCATGATTATAAGAAGGTGCAGTCAGGGTCATCGAGTCAGGTTACATCGTAATACTACTCCTAATGCTGTCCGTACAAAGACATATGCAGACGGCACTGTTGAGACTCTGACCTACCCTTCGTCAAGATATGATTACTTCGTAGAAGTAGATGGTACTGTAGTTAAGCGTTCAGACAGCTTTGCAACAATAGAAGAATACTTTGTATCTGAATGTGCTAAGAAACATGAAGATGGTCATGGCAGGGTTCTTATTGGCAAACATCATTTGTTGAATGGTGTTGCTACTCTGCAGTCTGAATATCCTTCAGATTCTAATACTAAGAATCAGATAAAGGATTTCTATGATAAGCGTGGGATATCCTACAGTTCTAGTGAAACTAAATCTGAACTGTTATCTAGAATTGTTCCAATGTATAATGGAGTTGGTATAGAAATATCAAAACATTTAAAGGTATAATATGAAGAATCCGTTAGCAAGATTTGTAACATGGCAGCTTAAGTCTGGAGCATTAGATGGCTGGACTAGTTATCATATAGCAGCAGGAGCATTTCTATGTAAGATATTTCAATGGATGCACTGGTCTGATTTCTGGTGTGTCATGGGTGTGTTTATTATTGGTGTGCTATGGGAGGTATTTGAATGGTTTGTAGAGAACTGGCGACCCTATGGAACAAAGAGGCATTGGGCTGTTAATACTGCGTCAGACCTGTTTGTAGAGACAGCTATGGCATGGTGGATGGTAATTTAAAAAGAAATGAAAGATACTCTAGATATCCTCCATCCACCGCAGAAAATACGTATTGAGACTCCAATAGGTTCAATAGAGACTATGGATGACAGCCCTCTTATAGATGGAGTTATAATAATATTAGTATTCTTTGCTTTTTGCTTTTTTGTTTATGCTAAATATTTTGGGAAAAAGTAATGAATTATATAGAATTATATGCTGAGTATGGAGCATTAGGAGTTGTTGTTGCCTTATTTATCTATGGTTATATAAAACAGGGTAGAGTTTCTGATAGGCAGGCTGAAGCATTAGATGATCTACAGAAAGAGAACAAAGGTCAATCTGTTAAAATTAATAATATAGAAGGAATAATTTTGAAGTTTCTGGATAGATGGAACTCATCTGATAATACTAGAGACAGGCGGCATGAGGATTTGGTTAAAGAGATCAACGAACTTTCAGATGTTATGATGGAAGTAAAAGGCAGCGTATCAAGGATTAATGGTAAATGATAATGGACAGTTTAAAAGTATCAGGAACTAGTTTCGCATCAATAGGAATTATAATGATTGATATTATTCCTTTGATACTTATGATTTCAATCGGAGTATTGCAGATTGTATATTTACTTTACAAAATAAAAAAGATAAGGAGTGAATAATAATGGGTGAAATGTTTAGTGAATGGGTTAGCATTTCTAACTTTTTATATTTAATAGGTCTTATAATAGCAGGTTATGCTACTGTAGTTACTGCTAAGAATAGACAGATCGTGGTGGAGATTGGAGAACTGGTTAAATGCCTTGAAGAAGGCTACGAGGATGGCAATCTTGATAAGGATGAAAAGGATGCTGTTATGAAAGAAGCACTCGATGTCGCCAAAGCAGTTATTCAGAGCAAATGGAAACTGTGGGGTTGATATGCCGAAAGTAGGAAAGAAGAAGTTCTCATATACTAAAAAAGGCAAGAAAGCTGCCAAAAAGTATGCTAAGAAATCAGGCAAGAAAGTTAAGTATGCCTAAATTCGGAAAGAAAAGCAGAGCAAACCTCAAGGGCGTTAATACCAAGATAGTCAATGTATTGAATCAGAGTATAAAACACTTTGATTTTTCTATTATTGAAGGTCTTAGGAGTGTCGAGACACAGAAAAGTTATGTTGCAAAGGGTGCAAGTAAGACCATGAAGTCAAAGCACCTTGAAGGTAAGGCAGTTGATATTGCCCCATATCCTATAGATTATGATGACATTGAGAGATTCGTATATCTTGGCGGATTCATCCTTGGGGTTGCTTCCCAGCTTGGCGTAAAGCTGAGATGGGGACTTGACTGGGACAGGGATACATTCACAAAGGATACAGGCTTCAGGGACATAGGGCACTTTGAGCTGGTAGAATGAGGTATTAATGGCAAAAGACCCATATGGATTTGGTACTCAACCTAATTATCGTGAAGTATTATTAGATTATCTCAAAGAAAATGAGAAAGGTCTTAGGCGATGGGTTGGTTGGAGACCGTCAATAGAAAAGACATATGATGAACTTTTATCTGATGTTGAGCAAGGTAATATCAAGTACAATCCAGTTCCAAGATCAGAATGGAAAGAATATTCTAAGAAACATTATCCTAATAGGCAAGAAGGAGTAGGAGCTTTTTTTGGAGATAATACTATTAATTTTCCAGATGATCAAGCAGGTATTGCTACTTTTCCTCATGAGATAAAACATTATTTTGCTTCTCATCAAGCTGGAAGACATGGTGTGCCAGAAAAGATCAATCCACTTACCAAATTAGATATGGAATTAAAAGGATGGCTTCCGTCATTACACCCCGGAGGAAGAAGAGCAACCGTACCCGAAGGACCATTTGGAGGCGGTAAGTGGTGGAATGAGAATATAGCTACACAATCTGTTGATTATTCTGATAAACATAAATATCATCCTTGGTTCGATGAGCATGCTTTTGATAAAGATCTCCGTAAATTTGCTCCACTACAGGACATATATCAAAAAGTATCAAGTACAATACCTAGAAGAAAAAAAAGAAAGAAATCCGATAATGGTCTTCTTAATTTACTTTCTTTAAAGGATAGACCAGTAAGAACTGTAAAAACAAAAGGTGGTGATTATCCAATATATAAGACTAAGAGCAAGACTGCTCAATCGTTCAGAGATGCATTTTCAAGTGCAAGAAAAACTGGTAATGATATCTTTGAATGGCAAGGAAGAAAGTATACTTCAGAGCTTGCATAATAACTAAAGATAAAAATGATATACAGGTTAAGACATAAAAAGAGAAAGACAGTACTCAAGCCCATGCCTTCCTATTTCGGGCTTGCTACCACTTCCTCATCGCACTCAAGATGCTACTTCAACAAGCAGCACTCCATGTCATACCAGACAATGACCTTCAATGCCTAAACAGATATATCAATTAAAAGACTTTTCTGGTGGATTGAATACGCTTCAGGATGCAGCTGATATAAGAGAGAATCAATTATCAGGTGCTAAAAATATTATGTTCAATCTGCAGGGGAGTATCCAGCCTGCTTATTCTATGACCGATGCGACCAATAATAAACTAACAACAGGTACATATAGCAATACACATATAGCATCTACTGATGCAGGTGAGAGCATTCAATCTGGTCATGGGTTAGGATACTTTGAAACAGATTATGTAAGAGACCCAGTAATAGTTACACAAACAAGTTCTATTACAGGAGATGATGACAACGAGGGATCCGCTACTGGATTTATAGCTAGATCTGCTTTTAAAGAACTAGAGTATAAAGTAAGTGGAACTATACAAAATTTAATTAGTTCTTTTCCAGTTGGTACAGATATATTATTAACATCTACCACTCGTGACGCTGATGGATTTGATCCTGCTGGGCAAGGTATTTATACTGTAGTTGGCGTGGGTTCTACTAATGCTTATAATTTACTTCTTGATAGAGCAATTCCAATTAGTATTGAAACACCTCCTCAAAATTTCTGGGGAGCTACTATTTCAGGATTTCCCTCGGGAGATAAAGTTATTTTATTAGCTAATCCCAAAGAACATAAAATTGACACCTTTTCATTTAATACTGCCGGAACTGGATGGGAATCAGATAGTGTTATTTTACGTACTTCAGAAACAGGTATTGATTCAAAAATAAGATATTATAAAGTAGATGATGCAATTAGATGCTCTGATACTGCAGATAAAAATGATTGCCAAATAAAATGGTATGGATTTATTAATAGAAGGCACTTTGATGGTGCAGCTGCATCTACTGACGCTAATACATATCTTGATTACTATTCAAAAGATAATGACCTAGCAATACCGACCAATGGTGATTGTGTAGATGGTGGTACAACACCTGCAGTATCTACTTATCCAACAGCGGGAAATGGATTTGATTTTAATATTTCTAATAATACTGGCGTTGATGGGCTTATACCAGCTGGTTCTTATGAATTTGCACAAACTTTTATATATGATAATAATCAAGAAAGCTTGCCGAATAAGTATTCTACTGTTGTAACTGTTGATGACACTGATGATCTAAAGGTCTTTTCAGTAAATATTGGGACCACTGGTCCATTTGACCCGAGAATTTCAGGAGGTAGAATATATATAAGGGAACAGAATGTTGATACTGAATGGAGCTTCCTTGTAGATATCAATCTAACAAAAGGATGCAGGACAAGATTAACTGATACTTATACAAGCTGGTCAGATGCTGGAAGTTCTACTTATAGTTGCCCAACTACATCAGCAGGTGGAAATTTCATTATTAAAGAAATGAGTTTTTTAACCTATGAAACTATAAATGGATATCCATCTAGTATTTTTAGTAATGCTTTAGGGGATGCAGGTGAATACTGGAAAGATTCTGTTGTTACAAATAACAGAGCTTTCATTTGTAATATTACAATGAAAGATGAGAATCAAGGGGCAACAAAAGCAGAGTCTACTACAAAATCTTTTCCAGATAGGATCATGTATTCTATGCCTAATAGGTATGATACTTTTCCTTATTTTAATTTTATAGAAGCTGCAAAAGGTGACGCTGATGGATATGTTGCTATTGATTCTTTTGCAGATAGGATACTTGCATTTAAAACATATAGTATGGATATTATAAATATATCTTCTCCTAGTGACTCTAATTGGTTCTTAGAAGATAGTAAAAAATATATGGGTATTGAACATCCTGAGTTAGTTAAAAGAACCCAGTATGGTCTCGTATGGGCAAATAAACAGGGTCTATATTTATATGATGGAAACAGTATAAGAAACTTATCTGAAAATTCTATATCTGACTCTACTTGGGCTGCACATGTAGATTATTTAAGTACTATCATCTATGATGAGCAAGAATCAATGATTTTTGTAATTAAGAATTCTAATAGTGATGGTGATGCTTATATGTGCGATCTTAAGAAAGGAACATTTACATTCATAGATGACTTTGTTCTCGTATCAAATGATGGTATAACAAACTCAGTAGATACAGAAGATAATAATACATACATAGCTCATGATGAGGGGGATACAGTTGATTTTTATAAATTACACAGAACTCCTGCAAAACATTCAGATGTAGAGATAATAACAAAAAATATAGACTTTGGAGATCCAAATATATCAAAAAAAGTATATGCTATATATATGACATATAAATCTGATACTCTAAGTATTGCAGATAAAGTTTACTATAGTACAGATGGTGGAACCAACTGGGTGGTTACTTCTGGTCCTACTTCGGTAGGTACAACTACATGGCTAAAAGGAAAGTGGGTCATAGCAACTCCCCCGACTACTTCTAAGGTCATGATAAAGATAGATACAGGGTCTAATAGTGCTGTATATATTAATGATATAGGGATTGAATATAGACCCGTACATAAGAGAATGGCTTAATGGATAGAATATCAAGATATATGGCTAATTCTAAGCAAGGCATGGTGCAGGTCGTTAGATCACAACCAGCTATATCAACACTGCGTGAAGGTCAGGAAGTAATATACATTACTAGAGATAACAGGCTTGCAAGATATAGAAAAGAACAAGGTCGTCTTTGGATATCTTACATGAGTTCAAATCAAAATCAATTAGTTGATAGGGATCTATCTGTCAAAGGAATTACAAATTTATCCAATAAAATGATCATAAATAATTATCCTGCCTTCAGTGTCTATCAAAGCACAAGTGTTGATGCTCAGGCAATAGCCAATGATACATTCACTAGGATAATTCTTAATAGCGAATATTATGATAACGGAGGAAATTGGAGTACTTCTAATTATAGATTTACAGTTCCCTATAATGGCATCTATCATTTTGATGCGACTGTTCTACTGGACAATGATAAAGATACAGATGCTGGGGATTTTGATGCAGAGGAAAGGCTTGATGTTGCTTTATTTAAAAATGATGGGAATGCAACTCCATCTAATGCAACAAATAGGATTGCGAGTAGTCTCCACTTGGTTTCTGGTACTATAACAGACAATTTTTGGCAAGGAAGGTTATCGATAGATCTAAAATTAGATACTGATGATTTTATAGAGCTTGTAATAAAACAAGATACTGGAGTAGAGCAACATACTCACGAACCGACTGACGGTGACTTTACATTCTTTACTGGGCATTTAGTATGTGCACTTTAATGTATAATGGCAATATTAAAAAATAGAATACCTTGTTAGATTATAGGCAATAATATGGCGACATATGCACAATTAGCTATGGCAGCTCAAGCCAGTAAGGACAGAGCTGCCTTTGAAGCTGCAGATAAGAAAGAGGGTAGAAGGCGTACCAAGGCTGCTAAATGGGGCGGTATGGGCAGAACTCTCGGTCTTCTTGGTATGGCTCTTGCTACAGGCGGTATGGGACTTATTCCAAGTGCTATAGCAACTGGTCTTGGAGGTCTTGCAGGAAGGTCTGTAGGAAGAGCTTTGGGTGGCGGCAGAGAACGTGATGCAGATAAGGATGTGGATTCTCTATTCTATCAGGGAGCTAGAAGAAAATTCGGTGAGAACATAGAAGACTATCAGTCTGGTATGCGTGAGCGTATGCTTACTGATGCTGCCAGAGATATGTTTTCCGCATACGCTATGGGTAAATACAAACCAGAGATTAAAGAATTTATGGGTGGTGTAAAAGAGTATGGACTCAAAGATACTATGGCTAGAACTTTTGGTACTGGCGGTGAACAATTTGCTGAAAGAGTAACAGAGCAAGGACTTGCAGATAATCCTTGGTTAGCTGGAGCTTCCGAGGCAGATGATCTTTGGGCTAGAACTCCAGATGCGGCATCTAAATTATCAACAGCAGGTATAGAAGAAACAAATCTATCTATAGGTTATGATGATCTTCCAGCTAGGACAACATTGCCTTCTCCTGAAGCAGCTATGAATATAGAGCCTACTAATTTACTTGATATGGCTAATACATCTGGTATGAGCCAGAGGGCTGTTGATGCTGGTGTTGATCCAATGTATATAGCAGAATCAACAGGGCAAACTATTGATCCATTGAATCGATTCCAAGATCCAATGGACTGGGTTAAGAACTTGTTCTCTCCAAACGCTAATCAAGCTACACAGCAAGCTCTTCCATATGCAAATGAGAATATATGGGATGACTTATATTGGAATCAATTAGGCGGTGCACAGCAAACAAATACTTTATCTCCTAATTGGAGAAGACAAACTTTCGGACCAGAATAATGGGATATCATTGGCTTCAAACTGCAGTCGGTAATACTGCAAATCCTAATTTGAATATTCAAAATATGTTATCTCCTAAGGGGATCGATATTGATATGGGCAAATTAGGAAAGTTCTTTGAAGGTATAACAGAAGATTACCAAGAAGATGTTGGTATGGCTCGTGCTGGTTTTGCCCAAGGAATGCAAGGTGCACAAATGCAGGGACAACAAGCTGCCATGCAACTTGGCGGAGGTCAGGGTCTTGCATCGATAGGCGGTGGCGGATTTGGAAGGCAAGGTTATGGTATGCAACAAGGTCTAGGTGCAATAGGACAACAGTATGGTCAAGGTCTTCAATCTGGTCTTCTTGGATACACTCAGAATGTATTAGGTGCTCAGAGAGGTATGGAATCATCAGTTTATGATGTTGCTACAGGATTGTTAGGGCAGGATGCAGAAGGGATTTCTCAAACTCAATCTGGGAATAACCAAGAAGGTATGTTTGGACCACCTTTTTCTCCCGGTTTTGAAGGCACAGAAGGGCAAGTTGCTTATAGTAGAGGCAACAACTGGATGTGGCAAAATGGTACATGGGTAATGCAAAAAGGTGGTAGTGGTGGCTGTTTTATAGCTGGCACTGGAATTGATACTCCAGATGGTATCATTCCAATAGAGATATTAGAGATAGGCGATATGGTCAAGACATATGATCTTAAGAACAAGAAGCATATTAGATCTAAGATAACTAAGACATATAAACATGATGATGTTGATGGTTATATAATCATTAACGGTATCATCAAAACAACTGTATATCACCCATTCTACTCAGATGGTAAATGGATAAAGGCTGGAGATCTATCTATTGGTGATAAGATACTTAATATTAATGGTGCTGAACATACAGTAGATACAATTGATAGAATTAATGATAAAACAGATGTATATAATATCGAAGTTGATGATACTCATAATTATTTTGCTGAAGGATATCTTGTTCATAATAAATAGGAATTAATCATGGCACAGTATGAATCAGGTCAATATATAAACGAGTTTCTCAATGAGATGCCCAGTCTCCTTCTTACTATGCGTAAGATGGATGTGGATCAGATGCTTGCAACCAGAAAACTAGACCAGCAGGATACGGCACTTGGTCTTGAGTCGCAAAGAGTCAATATACAAGACAGGCAAATGCTTATGGCTGAAGACTTATTCGGTATAGAGAAAAAAGAAAGAGCAGCTTTGAAGGGTATACAAGACCCTCTAATACAGGGTGAGATAAAACGTATGAAACTTGAAGAAGAAGAGGGTAGGCAATTAAGTGAGATGCCTTGGACCCAAAGATGGTTCAGAGGTCATGAATCTGGTGAAGGATGGATACCGTGGGTAGAATCAGAGACAGAAAGAGCTAGGCGAATAGCTAAAGAAAAGGTTGGTGATGTACCTGTAGGCAGTGAAATGATGGAACAAATACAGCCTTATTTAAAAGATTTAAGACCCAGACAGTTCCGTGAATTACGTGATGATCCCATGTTCAGAAATCTATTGATGTCGAATACTGGTCTGTTTGGAACTATTACAGCACCACCATTAGGCGGGTTTAACTCAATAAGGAGTTATTATGGCAGTTGATTGGATGGCAGCACAAGAACTTGTAAGAAGATATAATGACGATCCCAGATCGTTCACCGATACTGAAGCTGAAATGATAGCTACTATATCCAGACAGTTCGGTATGGACTTTCAAAGAGAAAGCAGACCACTTGCTAAAGGTGCTTTTGATCTTGCAGATATAGCTACTTTTGGTCTACTTCCCAATGAATGGCGACCCACAGCAAGGGGAGAATCAGCTTATGGTGAGACAGGTGTTGATAAATTAGCTGGCGGTCTTGGTACTGTAGGTGGACTATTCGGTGCTGTAGGTGTAGCTAGAGGAGCAATCAAAGGAGGTAGATCCCTTTTTAATAGATTCAGAGGCGGTGGAACTACTGGAGGCGGTGGAGCTGCAGTTGAAGGTGAGATCGTTAGGAAATCAGCTGAAGGCGTATCACAAACAGGACGTGGTTTATT